TAACATCATAACCTGCTAGTTTTAAATCTGCTACAACATCTTCTTCTATTCTATGACCATCTCTAAATATTCTTTTTAACTTTGGTACTATTTCTGACTCTGGATATCCACGAAGACATAAAGCTAAGTATTGATTACAAGGATTACCAACACCTGATGCACCTATGTAACGTCTTGTCTCTTCTCTTGGCGCATCTGCATAAGCATCATTGATTGCATCTTCTATCTTTTTAGCATTACCTAAATATTCATCTATGTTCATTTATAATCCTTGTATCTTCTTCCTGCATATAATCTGTCTTCTTCTTCTTTGGACACTAGTCTTGTTTTGTATCCTCTCTCTGCAACTTTAATGCGTGTATCTTGGTTCAATGATTTAGCTTTCTTCTTTGCTTTCATCATCAAGCTTC